GGTTAATAGTAGCTTCACTAATGTCATGGTTAATGATAATGCGCCTATTAAGTAGGTAGTTAGAATCGCGCATTGTACGCACAAGACCACGACACCGTAGGTCATAGTAATTGATGTGAGGTTCATAATTCCAAAAAACAGGGATAAAAGGACAATCATCAAAGCCAAGAGGATTGTCACCTTGAAACATAAGTTGATCATTGAGTACCACCGCTAATTTCCAACAAGGGACCTCTACAGTTACTTCCTGCATATCGGAAATGTTGTAAAGTAAAATGTCTAGTTGTTCTTGCCCACCAGCAAAATCAAAAAATTGATTTCTTTTCTCTGAGTAAAGCCTTTTCTTTTTCCTTTTCCACTTGTACCATACATAGCTCAAAACCATGAGGTCGTTACGGGCCATGTTATAGTTCTCCGGTAGAAAATAAAATGAACCATATCTCTGTGGAGTGCCTGCCATCGGGGCAATATTTTCTATTTTATCTGGAAAACGAAACTCCGCTTCTTTTTTTGAAATGTACTCTTGGCACCACACAAACTGTGCATCTGACATGTCAAAATTGCGGAAATACGGATCTACGAGAAATGACGAAAATTCCCATAGTTTTAATTTCATTTGGCCCTGGGCCGGATCATCTGAGCCAAAATCAAGGTATGGCTGCAAAAGAACCATGCCAGTAATGGCGGCCTGCTCACAGGCCCTTGAGAACTGCTCATGGATGCCTTGAGAGTTGGCAACGTGCGTTATGAGGCGGGTATATTGGTCGGTAGTCTGAGGATCAGCACCTTCACCAGGAATATAGTTGAATGACTTGCGGTGTTGGCGCTGGTAGCCCGTCACCATGTTCACTGGCTGCTGAAGAAGATTGAAATAAAAATTTTGATAAGAGAAAGAAGGAGTGAAATTAAAATAGCGATTGATAAAGGTTTGGGAACCTGCATAAAATAACGTGTCTATATTTGATTGATTCCATCGAGCCTGTTCTATCGGCTGAAACTTTGAGTAGAGGTTGTCCAACCATTGCCGAATATTTCCTTGATTGGGTTCTAAAGCATTGTTCCAAGGTGGATAATAGAAAGACAAGGCAGCCTCAAAAATATTTTATATATTCTGAGGCAAATGTATCATTAAATATTTTATTTACGCTACATAGAGGCAGTCATGTAATTTTCTTTACCTAATTAAATGTCCGAGATAGATTAAAACTTTTCAATACCAAAATAGGAGTGATATGGATCACGCACTTATCAGTTCAATCATTCAGGGCATACTAGTGGGAGGGTTTTTTGGAGCGTGCTTTATCAAAATATCAAATCTTAGAGATAGTTTTAAGTATTTCTCAGAAACAAGATTCACATTCCTTTACGACGACGTGTCGCGTCTAAAATCAGATAAATATACCACGATAACCCGAGAAGAACTTGCTGGTCACGTGCACTATCTGAGCCAGAGGATATTAGTCATTGAGACTAAAATGAAAGAAAGAGAGAGGGTTGAAGAAAATTCTTGAATTTCTTATTCATCTAATCATAAGATCACACGGATAGGTTTATTGACAGGCTTATAATCCTCATTGACATGGGAACAGTTGACAGCTCTTTCCACTATACCTCCAGGGGGTTCGATTCCGTAAGCCTCATGAATATGCCCACAAACAAGAAGTTTTGGTCTTAATCTACGGAATAATTCCATTTGTAAGCTCTTGCTCCCTACACACCTTCCCTCATCTGTTAAATCCAAGATGCCATAAGGTGGCCCATGAGTAATGAGAATGTCGATATCATCAGGAATTAGAGCCCATTTTTCAGCAAGCCAATCATCAGTATCACAACCGTAATTTAGAGTGAATGCCATGCATTCCGGATTCATTTCCTTAAAATATGCTGTCCAAGGAGTTCCCCAGATCTTCAAACCCTCAAATTCGACTCCTGAATCGCAGAGATAGTTAATGTCCGTCCAAGCATCACCAATAGGCAATTTATCATTCAATCCAAAAGGATTTGTGTTCCTTAAGATATTATCATGATTGCCTGCGATGAATACCTTTTTTCTATAATCCTGATTATATAACCATCCCATAAACCTTCCTTGCTCATCTAACGTATCCCTTGCTGTCAAATCCCCAGCGACGATGAGCAAATCACCGCCCTCTAGCTCAGGATAGTGTCCATGAAGGTCTGCTATGCAATCAATGATCATATCTTATCATCCTCAAAGATTTTTACTTTACCAATATCCTCAATATTTAGAATTAAACCCTTAGCCTCCAAGAGAGCAGCACGTTTTAGTTCCCCGTCTTTTCCTGATATTATAGTCACTATGATAGAAGCGTGAAGCCTATTGAAAGCGGAGAGTACAATATTAGGAGAAATATCTTTTAGACATGGAAATATGCTATCTATCATGCGCTCCATCAAAGCATCAGCTTCCTGAAGAATATGATCGGGGACGTTTCCAGATTTATGTAGACTTATATGCTTCAGTTTAACCATTTTTTACCTTTTTAACGAATATATAGCCTCGCCTCTCATCTGCAGGAATCATAGACTTATATCCTTGCTCTCCAAAGCTCTTTATCAAAGCAAAAAAATCTTTAGTTGAGATCCTGGGGCGCGGAATTATACAAACTTCATTTTCATCATCGGAGTATTGAACTTCAAAGCCTTTCATTAGCTATCGAACCACATGACTATCCTAATACTTCTATCTTCTTCAAAGTGATAAGAATTATAGTCTTTGACTATCCTGGGAAAAATATAACGAAAAAACAAATAAAAAAAACACTGATCTAAGTCAGCGGCCTTCCAAGGCAATGCCAAGATTTCGTCAAGGTAGGCATAAGTATGCGCATGCGAAGAACCATCTATAAATCCATCGGGAATAGAACAATCTTCAGGAATTCCCCTATTAGATACTTGCCCTCCATATTCCCAAGGAATATCCATACGAACTTCCGCAAGGAAGTAAAAAAGTCTATAATTCCTGTCATTAGGAATAAGATCCTCAGGTAGAGGCAATACTTCCCATTTATTGGATTTATTCCTCTTCTCAATATATAGATGAATATCACTGCCCATCTTTGTCTACCAATTTGAGATGTAAAACATCTTTGCAAGATTTACATCTTTTTATTTTCTTAAATATTCCAACAAATAGCTCAAAATCTTCTATAATAAAAGTTTCAGGAGATTCCCATTTATGTATAATCCCGCATTTGCAAGGTTCTCTCTTATATTTACCCGGAAGCGGAACCTCATAATCATGATACAACCCCAGATCATCGAACACGATTTCAGGAGGGTTTCTTCGGTAATATTCATTATATAGATCAATATCACTGGCCATTTTCGGCATCCTCCTTATTCTCCTTAATCAACACGATCAGCCTGGATCTCATTAAAGCAACGTATTGATCCATAGCCGCCAGAGGATCAGCTTCTGATATGAAAATATTCCTTATAAAATTTGAAAATACACATAAGATTTCTTTGCCATTGTAATTGCCATTAAGCAATTGCATAAGATCATAATCTAGCCTACAGCAGTTCTCAATAAACTCTTCTTTCTCTCTGGAGGCATCGATTTTGTCTGTCATATCAATGAAAACACGCGAACTTCTTTATCTAAATCCATAATGACCTCCAGGCTTCCATTTAGGTTCGTTATCTTTATATCCCAGTGTCCTACTATCCACCCCATCAAACCGGACCGGCCTATGGCTATTTACAGCGTATCTTAAAGCATCAACGGCGTGATCATTCATCTTCAAGGGTTCATCCTCACCTCTTTCTAGGCATTTGGGATGCCAAACATAAGTTTCAATCTCTTTTATAAGATTGACACATTCAGAACAAATAAATAATTCCCCACCCTTTAGCAGGTTTATCGTCCTGATAATACCTTCATTGACATCATTCTCTGCATTAACAGGGTGAAGACCTAACCTCTGCAAGTCAACCCGGAAGGTAGCAGCACTTGGGTCAATGTATATATTCTTGATAGAGTAGGGCTCTATCCACTCCTTGAGATCTTTAGCAAATTCAGAACTGCTCTTTTGGTATCCTTCTTTCTTATAATCCCAGTAATACTCTTTCTCTACCCACCACATGGGCTTCTCTTGGGCCTGCTTGCCACAATTAACCCCAACGAGAACAGCAGCAAACGCGTTGCTGGTTCCGTAGTCGATCCCAAGTATCCAGTAATCGGCAGCACGAGGAGGGCGGCGCACAATATGTAAGTTACGGTCAAAGAAATCAAAGATGGCGCCTTCGGCAAGAGTCCATTCTCCCAGGTAATTCCGCTTATAGAACACTCCGCTAAGACTATTCTTGATACGGTCCTTATATTCTTGGTCAACATAAGGATTATCTTCAAGTTTGAATTGCAGCTCATAATAGTTAGTATCGCCAGCTCTAGCCTTGTCTATCCACTTCTTGAGCGTATGAGTTGGGTATGATGGGTTCATCGTAGCAAATAGAATTGAGTGAGGGTTAGAGATACGAGTACTGATCATATCAATGATAACACCCGGGTAAAGGGTCATTTCATCACAATAGCAGATACTCATAGTCTTGCCTTGGATAGCGCCCAAACCTCCCGAATCACCAGCACCTAGAGTAGCTATGCGCTTGAGGTTGCCTTTAGAGTCAACGAAGGTAAGCTCTCTTTTCCCTTCCATCCACCTACAGAATGGCCTATAAATGCCAAGAGGATCAGGAACGCCCGGGGCAGGCCTTTCTATAATATGTTTAATAACATTGGAAAATATTGAACCTGCCGTGCATCCTATAAACCATATTTGAGAGTCGGGACAATCATTTACCGCTTGCATAACACGGAAGTTATTAGCCATAGTCTTACCAGAACGTACAGAACCATGAGCTAAGTTGATCTTTTTTACAGATTCATATACAAACTTCTCTTGACGCGGAGATAATAAATCCATTCTGAAAATATCCGTTAGTTGTTTATAAGAGAGAAATCGATGTTGTTGAAGAAAACAGTATAGGCCACATGGACGATAATGATCATGAGAACCACACCGAAGAAGAACCAAAAGGCATCACTAACGAAGAGCTTATTGAGAGGCTTGAGGCCCATGTGGAGCATTTTGACAACTTGCCTGAGCATGTAAAATTCTCCTTCGTTACTAACACTGATCTATACTACTTCATGCTATTAGTATTAAATATTTTAAAGAAAGGGCGAAAATGAACAAATCGAAGATGAATAAATTATCAAATGATCTTCCAGAAGAAGAAGAGGCTCTAAGGATGATCCGCCAGGAGGCCGCCAATATCATAGGATGGATAGACCACTTACATCCGCAAATAGCGGTGGGCAGCGTCGAATCGGCATTCATATTCCTTCTTAACAAGCATATTGTGCCTGAAAAAAGATTATCTTCATTAAAGGGCTTTGTTGAACATGCAAATAGCTATTTTAAAATGATGGATAACGAAGGGAAGAAAGAATGACAAATCCTGAGCCAAATAGAAGCATACCCGCGGAGTATTTACCGGATCATCTTGTGGAAGCTATAGAGACAGAGAGACGGGTTATTATAGAACGTTTATTGGCTTATGATGAAAACGTAGCCGTTAACATAATCCATAATGCTTTCATAGCCTTTCTTTATAGGGCGATCCCCGATAAAGAAGAAAGAGAAAGGGCATTTGAAGCCTTGGAGAGGGGAAGACTAATATCATATAAAGCGTGGAATGAAGAGGAAAGGGAAAAAGAATGACCAAGCCGTTTATTTATAAAAAGATGCTTGATGATGAAAAAGAGCTGGTAAAGACAAAGTGCGACGAAATATTTAAAATTCTCGAAGGAATTGAAAATTCTGAATGTATGTGCATTTTAGGATGTGCTACATCGATATTCTGTAGCAAATTTGATGATTCAAATAAGTTATTGGATTTTGTTTATGGATGCATTCAGCGTTCCTTAAAGGGAGGAGAAGAGAGAGCCTATCAGCTTCGTTTGCTGACGGAATCCTGGAAGAAGACTTTTGAGGGATGGGACAAGAAGAGGAAAGAAGAATGACTAATTCTGAACTAAATAGAAATAAGATAATACTAGAAAAAACCCAAGAGATACTTAAGGGGCTGCATGGAAATGATGGTGATGTTTGCTTGTGTGTCTTAGCGGCTGTTGTGTCAGCATTCTGCCATGCGTCTAGCAGTCCAGGCGAATTATTGGATATGATTTATGGATGCTGCAGAGATTCTCTAAAAAAGTTTTCAGAAAATCAAGGATGTTCCGATACATCAGAAATGCCTTGAACCTCTTCTTGCTTCCTACCTATCTGAACCATGATGGCATTAAATTGCTGTGTTAGCTCAGGAGGAGCCATTATCATTGGGTCATTCTCACGCTGTCCAAGCCATTGTTTACCAAGCCATATAGCCATCGCAAAGCTTTTCTGAGCGTGTTTAAATTGTAGTCTTCTTAGGCTGATTTTCCCTATTTCAGAGAATTTCTTATACACTTCGGGATATTTTAAGCTATAATACTCTTCAGCTCTATCGTGTAATGTGCTCACATCTAGATGTAGTACTGACGCAATCTCACCCTGTGTGCATTGTATAGAACATAAGTCCTCAAACAATTGCCAATTTATTTCCTTTCTAGGCCTTCCTGCTCCCATTGTCTCTATACTCATTTAGTTTTCCGTAGATATTCACTTTCAGGATTTATCATAAAAATAATATTTGCGCATTTACTTTATTCAATTTTTAGGTAATGTAATTAGGCAATATTGAAGGATAGTATGCCAGAAGACTGTAAGCGAGTAACCATTATCTTAAGTGAAGAAGATCATCGTAGACTAAGGCTTATAGCTAGCACCAACAACCTGTCTGTAGAAGTATATATCAGAGAACTTGTTGGCAAAGCCTTGGAGACGAATTCTCCATTACTTAAGCTCTATAAGCAAGCTAAAGATACCATACCATCCTAGCTTTAACGAGGATATCGGGGCTTTCGGCGTCCTCATCCCATCCGAATTTTTTAAGACAATCAGCAACCTTTAACGCTAGCTGTTCATTAGTTAGCGTTAAATTCAAACCATCGTGGCTATCGTCTTTGTATATAGCCGTATCATTCTCATTCTTGATGGTGATAGTATATTCCACATAGCCCTTACTCAAAGTCATGATTGCGCTTCCAGGCTATAATGATTTCTGGTGGTTTCAATCTCAAGCCTTTCCATAGCTTACCGGTCCACCAAGCTGACTTGATATACCTAGAGTCTTTTATCCTGACTTGCATTAAGTCATAAGGTATGGGCATATAGCTTAAGTTATATACCCATTCGCAGGGATCTTTGGGAACATCTGAATATTTACAGATTCTTGGAAGGCCTGTTATCTTATCAGGGATTTTTGATTTAGAAACTATTACGATATTCGGGTTGTTTTCCGTTTCCAAATCTTTTCCTTGCTAGGAGCTGTACATAAAGCGCTGTGAGGACCATTCCGGAATTATAAGGAACGAAACAGTCCATATTCATATTAACTACTTTTCTGAACTTTAATTTCATGATTTACGCTTTGACTTCTTTTCCGCCATCTCACATTTTCTATCTCTAATAATGTCTTTCTTGATCAGAGACTTTTCTTGTTTTGAAGCGGTCTTCTTTACCTTTTCAAAACCTTTTTTTATCTCTTTATCCATTACTTGCCGCGAGCGTGAGATTTCTTATGATGTTCTTTTTTCTCCATATGATGAGATTTTTTATGCTCCTCATGTTCATGGTGTGCTTTCTTTGCATGTGCTTTTTTCTTGTGTGCCATATATCCTCTAAAAAATTGTTTACATGATTTAGATATATCAAAAAATTTTTATTTATTTAAATAATAATCTAATAATTCTTTGTCACATTTTGGGCAGACTCTTGCCATATCACCAAATTCCTCATCGGGATAAAATTCATTTTTTCTTTCGTGGATGAAGTCGTCATCAAGGATCTTTTCTAGAGGGTATTTTCTCATTTCACAAAGAAAGCAAACTTGCATATTTTTCCCTTCTTGCCAGCATTCGATCTTTGTAGAGTTCTTTTTTAAATAGAAATTCTAGAAATTTCTCTTCATCCACGAACCAGGCTCTAGAAGATTTAACGCTGCCCTCTGTGAATTCTTGATGAAAATATCTACGGGATTCCGTAAGACAGATGAGCTTTGGATGTTTTTCCATGAATTCTTTAAGCGAAATATAATAAGGGGGAATTTGGGGCTTTTTTTGCTCAAAAGGCTTTGGGTTATCAGGTAATGATGTGAATCCTAAACTTGGGAATAAAGTGGAGAAGTCTAAGGAGGCTAGATGCTTGGCATTATAAATATTTAGTTGCTTGGCCATTTCACCCATCTGTACCCGCATTTCCCTTATTTTTATCTGCTCTTCGCTTACATATTTGATTAATTCAATACAGATTTTATCCACTATGAAGAGCTTATTGCTGTCTTTTGAATATTTTTCGCCTTTGTTAAAAACGGCTTTGAATAGGCATTCTCTAAGCTTGAATAATTCTTGCATGTTACTTCCTCTTTTTAGGGATCTTGGCTCCTGATCGTCTGGCTTGTGATAGTGAAGCGGCTACGGCCTGTTTTTCTGGATATCCAGAATGTCTCATCTCTGAAATGTTCTCTGAGATTGTTTCTTTGCTCTTTCCTTTTTTTAATGGCATGATCCCTCGAATGTTAAGACAGCTATTTTAATTGAATTCTTTTCTGCATAGTACTTCTCTGAAGATATATTTATTACTTTTCTGTCATCTTCAATGACTATGCCTTTGAGACAATCCTCATAAAGCTTTTGCATATTGGTACAGTCTTTTTTAGTGGGGAAGATTTTATGATCTAGAGCTAGGGCTCTTTTCTTTTTGGAATAAGATTTAGGAACTTCAAATAAGAATTGGAGATTAATAACTACGTAATCGGTGATGGGCTCGCCTTCATATTGCTCCCTGATGTAGAAGCGTACGCAGCGCTTCTCTTTTTCTCTAGGATCATAGAAGGTGAATTTACCTTTACGAGAAGGCTCCCAAGAGACGGGAGGCAATGGAATATCAATGGTGATCATAAAACCCCGCTAAACCTTTCATAGGATTAACGAGATTTTTTGTTAAGAATTATTTTTGATTCTTTAGAAGATCGATGAACATTTCATATAGGCGATCTGTTCTAGCTGCCTGTGCATCCATTCTAGCTTCCAATCTAGATTCCAAATGCTTCATCTCAGCCTTAATATCCCTAGTAAAATACCAAAAAACTGCAGCAATGCAAAGTACTGTTGGCAGGTTGAACGTGCTTAAAACTTCTATAAATTTATCCATTATATACCCAAATCCTTGTATGTTATTTCACCGCTACTGATATCGATTATTTTGATAATCAGATCACGCCCAGGTTTTTGCTTTTTCTTTATTATTCTGGAAAGATACTCCGGTGTGATGCCTAGACCACAAGCCATATCTTTGCCTTTGATTTTGTGCTTTTTAAGAAAAGACTTAATATCCATAAAATCCTATATCTATTCATACAGGATAACTCAAGAAAGATTTTTGATCAAGAGGGTTAATTTCTGTTGCTTCAAATTAACCTTTTTGGTTAAGATGTATCCATCTCAATGAGTACGCGATTAACACAGAAACCTTATAGGACTGTTGCTAAAGCTGGAAAGGTGAGGTATAAAGAAGAAAATCCCCCTCGGAGTTACTGCTCAAAGGGGGAACGAAACAATAACACCTTAGGCCATAAAATGTTATCAGTCAAAGATAGTATAGAATCGTCTAAATTTCATCAATCACTCTGTGAAGAAACACTCTATCATCTATCCGAACGTCATTATCACTGTAAGCAGGCAGAGAATCACGCGAAGGAAGTCAGAGATCATCTTGCGAAAGCTAAATATCATGACCAAGAGATTGAAGCATTGCAGGTATCTCATGAAAATAAGTGATGCTTGGGTTGATCAAGTTAGAGAGGATTATTGCCTTTATCTAGAACAATTAGATCCTGATATTTGCCCCATGAGTTATGAGGCCTTTGAATGGATAATGGTGAGAGATTTACAACAAGAAAGAGCAGAGATCTATGAAGAAGAATACGCCCTGTAAGGAGGATAAAATGAAAGAAACGAAAAATCTCTATCAAAGACTTGTAGAGGTAAGAAAATCCGTAAAATACATTCAAAAAACTACGGATGGATATAAATTCAAATATGCCAATGAAGGGCAAATTTTAGCTGCCATCCGAGCTAAAATGGACGAAGAGAGCGTCTTTTTAGAAATGGAAATGGTCAGCCTCGAGCCTGTTGAATGCCATATGATTATCGACAAGCAAATAAAGACATTACAAGGACTTAAATGCGTATTTGAGTTCACGTGGACAAATGCAGATAATCCTGTTGAGCAAATCAAGAAGAAAATGATATTGCAAGATTCTGAATCTATTATAAAAACTTGCGGAGGATTGATGACTTATGCGAATAAATATTTTCTATATAAATTCTTTAGCGTCCCTACTGATAAGTTAGATCCAGATGCTTTTGACAATAGCCTAGAAAAAATATTGGGGATGGATTCCGAAGAAGAAGAAGAAGTCTCAATTGGGGAAAAAGAGTTAAATAACATGAAGGATTTAATTAAAAGTCTAGATAATCCTAATGCTGAAAGCTTCATGTGCAATAAGGCCAACGTTAAAACATTAGATAAATTCCCTAAATACAAATACGAAGATGCAATGAAGTATTTAGAAAGACAAGTAGAGAACAAAAATAAAAAGGAGAATAAAAATGAGCAACCATCCTCAAGAGTGGCATGATTTTAGAAGACAAGGGATAGGAGGCAGCGATGCCCCTATTCTTATGGGAGTAGCTCCTAAGGGATGGGGAACGCCATTCGAACTATGGGAAGAGAAATACCTAGGCAAGTTAAAAGAAAAAGACAGCCAAGCTATGAAGTATGGCAGGGACAACGAGGAGCGGGCTAGAAGCGAGTTTGAGAGTCTCATGGGTGTGATGGTAGCTCCTAAGGCTGTAATCCATCCTAATACGCCGTGGATACGCGCTAACCTTGACGGCATAGACATGGACAATAAGATTGTCGTGGAGATCAAGTGTCCGGGAGTAAAGGACCATGCTGTTGCCGTCAACAAGATGGTTCCCGAGAAGTATTACCCTCAGTGCCAGCACCAGCTTTTAGCTACAGGGCTTTCCGGCATGTACTACTTCAGCTTCTACGGCAACGAAGGGGTGATTGTTGAGGTTGCACGAGATAAAAACTATATCGATAAACTTCTAGAGACCGAATCTAAATTCTGGGATCATGTAGTTAGAGGAATCCCTCCCGAACTTACAGAAGATGACTATATTTGCATGGAAGATAATAAGAAGTGGAAGAGTTTTAGTAACGAGCTCAGACACATTAGAGAAGAGAAAAAGGCCCTTGAAGAAAGAGATGGGGTATGCCTGGAAGCATTGAAAAATCTTTCCCAAGGGCGAAGCGCTATAGGTTATGGATTGAAACTCAAGAAGCAGATTTGTGATGGAGCTGTAGATTATTCTAAGATTCCTGAGTTACAAGGTGTTGATCTTAAGTCTTACAGAAAAAAGTCTTTTGAAAAATGGACGCCAACATTTATAAGTTAAATTGTACCGTCATACAGTACCTTTTGTGGTTGGCCCCTTGAGAACTTTCTTAAGGGGTTTTTTCTTTTATCTTCTTAGTGACTTCACTAACTAGGTGCAATGCCAGCCTGATCTGCTTACACAGCTTTTTTATTCTCATATCTTCTTGAGAATCTTCTAACATTCGGACGTCTTCAATCTCAAAAGACAGCTCTTGCTGAGTGGGTAGGCTTTCAATATTAATAGCCATTTTTAGCTCCTAATTTCTTAAAATAAGAAGGCTAGCAAACTTTTATAATTTGATTCAAATGAATTCTTCTGGATAAGATATGGCCATAAATAAAATAGCCCCAGACCGGTAAAGACTGAGGCTAGGAATTCAAACGTTCTGGAAGAGAACGGTAGTGATCTTAATCCAGGTTATAACAAAACCTCAAGATAAAAGAAAACTTTAATTCTAGCCGGGTCTGGGGCTCCTAAATCTTAAGGAGTATCCCATGGGTTTCAAAGCGCCTAACTACACACAAGTTCCTAATGATTTTCTAGATAAATGGCTTCCTGAGCTTGGTTTAGCTGAAACCAAGGTCTTATTGGTTATATTTCGTAAAACATTCGGCTGGCATAAAGTTGGAGATCAGATCAGTTTGACACAACTTCAAAAGCTCACAGGTCTTGAAAGAAGACACGTCACTAAGGCCATAAAAAAGCTCCTAGAACGCAACCTAATAATCAAAAAAGTATCCGGACCTAAAGGTACTCAAGTAACTTATTATGAACTGTCGGTTGAGGAAGATTCAAATAATTTTACCCAGTGTCCTAACGATACCCCCCCCAGTGTCCTAAAGACACCCACAAAAGAAACCATACAAAAGAAAGAAGAAGAAAACCCCCCTACCCCCCCTAAAAGGGGGGAAGTGCCTTCGGCACCCCCTCACAAGGAGGGGGTTGTAGCGTATGGCCTTCACGTTAAACTAAAAAAAGAAGATTACGTAAATTTCTGCAAGGAGTATGGTCAAAAAAATATTGATGATATTATTGAAGAAGTAAATGACTGGATCAGCTCGGGAAGGGGAAAGGCATACAAAGATTATTCAGCAGGCCTACGAACTTG